CGACGGTATCCCGTGTGGTCTCTCATCCCTTTTCGAGTTCTCCCTCCAACTTTAGGAGGAACCATACCTTGTCTAGCGAGAGCTTCTTTACTAGGCTTGTAAGTTCCAGGTTTGTGCCTGAAGATATTTTGACCAGCCTTAAATTTAGCCTCGGCAGCCTTGGCAGCCGCAGCCTGAGTCTTCTTTGAAGCCCTTGTCTCTAGCAACGTAGTAACATAACTGTTCTCATACTGTGTGTTATCTTCCATATCTTTTTCCTTACTTCTATCGCGCACTAAGCCAGCAACTTTTTTTGCTACTTTTTTAGTTGCAACTTTTTTTGCCACTTTAGCACCTCCTTTAACAGCCGCTCCAGCGACCTTAGAACCTACTCTAGCGGCTCCACCTGCTGCTCTGGCTAGACCCATTGCAATCGCAGGAAGAACTTCATCAATTCTTTCTTTGTTCCACTCGTACATGCTACGAGTCTTAATGTTTTGTTGTTTTAATTCTTGGGATTTCTTGTTAGCATCATTGCCAACAGGAACTCCGTAATCTCCTGCGGCGTTTGCACCAGCAGTTGTATTTCCACCAGCAGTTAGCGACGGTGTCTTGGCTTTCTTAGGCTTAGGATTTAAAGGCTTGGCTGCATCTTTCATTGCAGCAGTATCGGTCTTGCTGAAGCTTTGAGCTTCATCCTTCCTTTCTTTGTTGGCTTTCATGAGAGCGGCTCGTTCTTTCTGAGCTTTAAGTTTTGCGGTGCGCTTCATCAGAGCTTGCATTGCAGGACTAGCAGTTCCTTTAACCTCTTCTTCAACGCCTTTGATTGTACCTTTGTTTATAGAAGCGTAGAATACCTTCTCTCCTTCCTCGTCTCCATACTGATCTTTCATAGATTTCATAATCTTATTTCCTTTTTTGTTTAATGGCATGATTAAAACATAGTGAACACTGGTGGTTCTTCAATTTCTGAGAGAAGCTCTTCCTTGAGCTTATCCTTTTCGATCTCGCTTGCCTGTAATAAGGCTGTTCCATTTAACACTGCTCCACCTCCAGGAGAAGGAAGCGTTCCATACTTGCCTCTGACCTCACCTAGGACTCCTTTAGCCACTGCGAGAGCGTAGCGTTGAATCCAATTTCTATAGTAAGGATGCATAGTATGTGTATCTAATCCTCGGAAAACCAACACCACAGGCTGTCCATCAATAACAGGCACAGGGTATAGGTTTAATATGTTACCATTCACTAAGTCCCAACTGCCCTCTTGGCTTAGAATCTTTCTCATAGATTCTAGGTGTGTTTGCATCAAGTAGAAATCAGACACACTAAAGTTGCTGAATAAGAAATTATCTTGGAAATATTTAATAAAGAAATCAAACTCCAAGGTTCCAGCCATGTTTTGAATACTTAACAGGCTCTTCTTGTAGGCACAGTAAGCTAAATTGTGTGCAATATGGAGTGGTAGTTCGTACTGATTAACCCCAGCAGAGGTCTCAAATACTGCCATTTGAGTACACCAGAAAGGTGCATGATAATCCAAGTTAGTGATGGCTTCATCAATAACCGTCTTCATTTGGAAGTCCGTGAGTTCTACTCTCACCACAGGATGTCCCAAACGAGCAAGAACAAAGTCTCTAATTGTTACTTCAAAGTCTGTAAGCTCTACTGGATCTCCAAAAGTGCCTTTGTTCAGCTTAGAGGAATCAATAGCTGTAGCAAAGATATCAGTATCTCCTAGGTTTCTACCTCCGTAGTTACCAAAGGTGTCCCCATATCCTACAAGCTTTGGATCAATTTTTGTTGCTACCATTTATATCGTCTTTCTTATTCTGATGTGAGGATTTTGCAGGTCTTCCTTTTTTCTTTGGTATATTTATAATTTCTAAGTGTCGAGAACTAACTAAGCTTCTTGACTCAAAAAGTTCTCCTGGTCTAATCTCAATAACTTCCCCATCAATGTGAAGAAGCATGTTCCATCTACATTTGCTTCTATATTTATACATAATTCCTCTAGTGTATATAGGAAAGAGAAGAGGGTCAGAGGACAAAATTCCTCTGACCCTCTTGTTTATTTACTTGTTAGTCGTTATCAGACACTTACGTCAGCACCATTCTTGAAGCTATTTCTAGCGAACGGGCTGAACAGGTAGTTTGAGGTCGGGCCAATAATACGGATGATTCTGTAGAATCTGTTGTAAGGCTCGATGTGGACCTTACCGTACCTAGTAAGGATTCCTTTCCTTGGCTGGAAGGACTCGGGATCCGTAATGGTCGGCAACTGCTGGAGAGGAATATACGGAGCGTAAATCATACCAGCGTCCATTGCGTTGGCTCCTTTGTAGCCCACAAGGATCTCATCCGTGGGGTACATCGGGTCAACATAGAGGTCGTAGCGACCCATAAACTTACCTTTGAACTCAATTGAGTTACGACCGATATTAGTCGGACCATCAGCAGGTTGAACACCTCCTTCAAGCTTGGCAGCACTCTCAAGAAGAGAAGCAACAAGCGGTGAAGTAAGAAGCCAATTACCTGGACCACGCATCGTCGTGCGATAAATATCCTGCGAAGCAAGGTTAATGATCGCAAGAAGGTTAGCGTAGACTTCGCCAACGTGACGAGGATAAAGCTGAAGACTTGACTGGCTGAAGTCGATGACGAAAACATTTGAGTCGGCCTTGTGTGCGCCAAGCTGAGTTGTTCTCGGGCTCTCGTTACCACCGTTGAAGTCGTAAGTGAACTGAGCAGGAACGAAGGTTACTTCGTCAGTAGCGTTAGTTGCACCACCGAGGCCAGGGAATGAAGTTCCACCACCAAGGGTAACGTAATCGTTATCCATAGTGTGGGTTCCAACACCACCGTGCTTCGAAGGCTCACCATTGTGCATACCGTAAGCAATCGTTCTCAGATCTTCAATGAGTTCACGGTCGATTTCAAGTTGAAGCTCCTTCGAAAGAAGGTCAGTAAGCTCCCGCTCAAGATCAAGGTTGTGATAAGCCTTAAGGTCTTGAGAAGCCTCAAGAGTCCAAAGGGCTCTCATCTTACGAGTGTTGGCAACAACTGCCTCTTGCTCGATGTGGAAGGTCATCTCAGGAATACCAGTTCCCGTCAGACGCTCACCAGCGGACATTGTGTAGCCCATAACCATGTCTGGGTTCGGCCAAGCAGCAATTCTACCGCCCATCGTACCAGAACCAGCACCAGCACCAACCACTTCAAGGCCAGAACCAGCGAGGACGTTAGAAACGTCGAAGCTATTAGCAGCGATGTCGCCGTCAAGACCAATGCCGCCGCCTTTACCAGCGTCAGTGAGGAACGTACCACCAGCATTCGTGGCTGCCACGGCTACGCCAGGAGGGTTGTCTGCACTCAATGAACCGATAGCAGAAGCGGTCAGACCTCTGTAGGTCAGGTTGAACTTACTGTAAACAGTTTGAATGTTTCCAGCACCGACTCCACCGTTCTTCGCACGGTCATTACCGAGATAGAAGACCTGTGAAACAGGACCCTGCATGGGCTGAACACCAACAAGGCTGTTGGCTAAAAGTTTAGGGTATACCCTGCGAACGAGGGGGAAGGCGAACTTTTGGAAAGTACCAAGCTGACCAGTTGTGGTAGCAGCAGCGGTAATATCCTCAGTAAGTCTTTCCTCGACAATAGATTTTGCTTGGTTCTCAAGAAGTTGAGCAGTTACGCGACGAGTGTAATCACTGTCGATGCCCTCTAGGACGGGCTCCCACTTCTGGACAAGCGTGTCATCAGTTTGATGCATCATTTCCATAATAATTTAATCCTATTAAGATTGGGAGAAAGGCATGAATTTCATAACCTCATCGTTTAAGAATTTATTTTCAAAAATTCTTTCTTCGTTAATTTCCTCATCTGCATGAGAAATAACGACCGCTTTTTCGGATGAGACGAATGCCTCTTCGTTGGAAGCTTCTAAGTTCTCAACTTCCTCAAGAAGTTGTGATTTTTGGCCTTCAAGTTCCTCTACCGTTTGCTCGGAAAGGGAAACTTTGTTGTCAAGAACCTTTACAGTGTTCTGAAGCTTATCGTTTTCAAGAACAAGTGAGTTCACCTGCTCGGTTAAAACGTCAAACTCTTCCTGAAGCTCGCCATGTTGGCTTGTCATTTCAGAAAGAGCATTGTCTTCATCATCCGTGTTAAGTTCAAGAGCCATTAAAGTTCTTACTGACTCAAAGAGTCTCGCATTGCGATACACTTCGCTCTCTTCCGAGAGTTCAGCAAGAGCCTGTTCTTTAAGTTGGTCAATTTTTGTGCGAAGGTAGGCGTTTACTTTCGCCTCCAAAAGACCAATTTTCTCTTCCACTTGCTCATTGATAGTGGAATCGACGAGACCAAAAATGGCCTCTACCGTTGATTCATCCAATCCTTCGGGAAGAATCTCGGCAATATTGTTTAAGTTACTCATATGAATAGTCTCCTAGGTTCATCTATATGTACAGAAGGTAGATAAAAAATCTACTTTTTTTTTAAAAATGTAGGCGTTAAAGTTTACTTTGATCTTTCAAGCCTTGTTGCTTTAGACTGTCGGATCTTCTCTCTGGCGACTTCACCTTTCTGTTGCTCGCCTGACCTTCCTGCAAGTGATTTTCTTTGCAGGGAAGCTCTTTGTTGTGCTCCTTTTGTAGCAATGTCCGAAGAGGTTTGAGTCTTCTTCACGGCTGCGGCTCCTGTGGCCTTTTCTTTATCTCTCGCTATGTCACCGCCTGTGCTGATTTTTTTAGCGAGCCTGTCCCCAGTGGCGGCTGCCATCTTACCGAAAATACCAGGACCTTTTCGTCCTTTCTCAAGTTTTCTTTGCTGTTTGATTTGTGATGCTTTTGCTTTGGCGACTCCAGCCTGAGCTTTTAGGTTTCTAGTGCTACCTGAACCCCTTCCACCAGAGCTTTCACCAGAGCCCTCTTGCCCTGATCCGTTCTCTGGGTCAAAGACACTTTCAGCAATATCATGACCAAAACCAACTGCAATCATTTCTGCAATCCTGTGCCAGTGACCATCTTTGCGAATCATGTCCATGGCTTCGTTTTTTCTTGAACGAAGTTTTTTCAAATCCTTTGCATCAATGTCTCCATCACCACCTTCAGGCTCAACATCCATATTTGCTTTTTGGGCCGCACTAAGTTTTTTCTTTTCTTCGATAAAAGGCTTATAAGCATCACGCATTTTAGCTTCAAGCATTGTAACAAAATTGCTTTCCTTGGTTAGCTTACCTTGAGTCTCTCTAACATACTGTGACTCAGTAGACTCAGAGAGTCCAGGGTATGCGCCCCTTGTTGACGGGTCTGCAACCAAATCAAAAGTTACCAAACGGAAATCTTCATTAACAATCTTGTCTCCTGTTTCGTTCTCGGATAAAGTTCCCATACCTCTTGAAGAAATGCCAATCTTGACACCTCCGTTAACCAAGGCAGCAGCAGTTAAACCAGCAGGGGTGTTAAGGATCTCAGCTTCTCCAATCAGTTCGTCGCCCTTCATCTCAAGTTTGGTAATAAGGTGGGAAGCGTTTGAAAGCTTAACCGTATCATTCTGAGGGTGGTCAAGTTCACCACATAAACGCCTTTCGGAGATCATAGGCTGCACTTTATTAAGCTGTGATTCTAAAACAGCAGTAGGATAGATCCTGCCGTTGTTGTTTTTTTCGTTGCAGCGACCAAAGACTCCTTTGATTTTCATCTTATCGCTTGCTTTTCCTTCACTAAGAACTTGTAAATTCTCAATAATAAATGTGTCTTGTAATAATTGCATATTAATCTCCTTTGTCATCTCGTCCGTCCTTACCACCAATTCCTTTAGCTTTTTTCATGGACCTGCTGCCGTACTTGGCTGCTAATTTAGCCGATCCTTTTCCGTGTCTTAATAAAGTTCGTGCAGCGTGTTTTCTGACGCTACCGAAATCAGCCGAAGGGGTCGCGCTTCCAGGCGTAAAGCCCTTGGCAATCTTACCCCTTCCACTCTTCTTGCCCCACTTACCTTTTGAAATAACATACATTCTATTTGCGGCCTTTGTGCTGAAGATCTGACCAACAGAGCCTCCTGACAATGCTGCTTTAATACTATCGTATGTTTTTACCCGACCTTTAAAAGATTTTTTAGTATCTTTCTTAGCCCCTTCCCTAGATGTGTAGGTCTCTCTCCCTTTGGAGTCTCCTGCCTTACGTTCTTCTAAGAATTCAATGGCCTCGGTCAGTTTCATTATTAGTATTTTCTTTTTAGCTTGTTTGCGATTGAGCTTTTAAGAACTGCTTTTTTAGTGCTATCTCCACTCATTTTACTACGAGTAGACTTCTTATAACCATAGCTCTTTTCTACTTTGTCAAAAGACTCATCATCTTGAGGCCCTGCAAGGTTAGTTCCAATCTGACCACTAGTAGTAGCAGCCATGCTCATCTCTTTTAAAAGACCTTTAACTTCTTCCAAGAGAGGAATTAACTGCTGGGCAGTCTCCTCGGTGAGAGAAACAGGGGTAGCTTCCTTCTGCTCGCCTGGGTCTTCCCAAACAAGCTGAGGCATTTCCTCCGCAGCAGGAGTCTCTTGTGAGTGAAAACTTTCACCCAGGATTTCCTTCATAAAAGAATCAGGAACCTGAGTGTGAGAAATATCTTTACCCGCAGGAGCTAATCCTTTAGCAGAGCTTGCGCTAGGAGGAAGTGCTGCGCCTGTTTTTACTTGGCTTACTTCGTTTAGAATCAGACTTTCCGCGAAATTGCTTATGCTGTCCATGAGAAATCCTTTTGTTTCCTCACTCTTCGGGTGAGTCTTCGTTTTGTAAAAGTAGTTCAGCGAGCGTCTCGTCGATAACGGCATCAATGTCTTCTTCACCCTCTTGCAATTGCGAGAGGCGATCAACAAGACCAACAACGATATCTAAGTGCTCAAGAAGGCGCTCTTCAGAGATGGCCTCGGAAAGCTCAGAAGCACAAAGAGGGCAAGCGTGTGCCTCTTCAAGCTCTTCAGAATCCTCAGCATCCTCATGCTCAGAGTGATCCTTCATCGCTTCTCTCTTCTTCATTTCTTTTTTAGCGGCCTTTGTTCCAGGCTTGATACCCTTCTCAGGATAGCCTTTTCCGTAATCCTCTTCGACGGTCTCTTCCGTAGACTCGGTAAGACGAGGTGTAATATCAGCCTTGCCCCACTTGGCAGACTCAATTAATTGGTTGCGAAGTTCATCGCTTAAGTTCATGTGATCCATAATTATATCCTTGATATGTGGAGATTTTTTATCTCTATCCTTATCTAGCTAAGACAGCCAAAGAAGACGATTTTATTTTAAAAATTGTTAGGTAGGGTTGATGGGTTGTCGAGGAGGTGCAGGTTCAAATGCTGCCCCAGCCACCTCGGTAGGCGGTTTAAGTGAAAATCCCGTGTCCATCATCTTCACAGGACTGAATGCATCAGCAGCTACTGCTGTAGCCTTTCTGCTTAAGAGTTGAGTTTTTCTAATTGACAACTGATTACTCGCATCCTTCACCGCAGGAAATACCTTAATTCCATTAACCAATCCGTTCCTGACTAGCCCATCCAGTAGAGAAAAGTTCTCTAGACGGAGGTATTTATTAAATTGAATCATTCTCAAACGACTAATAACATCAAAATACGTTAGCGTTTTTCCTAAACCATCTATATCAATGTTATAGTTATCATCAAGCTCTTCAATAATTTCTTTGACGAGCCTGATACCAGTCCTATGCCTCACAGGAGTAAACTCTTTAGCTGTCCCTAAGTTACCTCTAGAAGTAAACCCTGTCTTAAAGACAGACGCATCTGGGAAAATCTCTGTGATCCGTGCCTGTGTATCTTCTACTCCAAAAACATTAGTATACTTGGGGTAAGCAAGAGTTTGTTGAGCAAACTTAGATTTAGAGAGAGGCTTTGTAAACTTTGGAATAATAGCAGGTCTAGTTTTTACCTGCCTAATAATCGAACCACCAGGCGTGTATCCTACAATTGAAGACTTCGCATTGAATATATTATAATCAGTCCTGTTTGTGGGAAACAGGATAATATACCATGGAATTTGTCTTGTAAGAAGAGGTATTGTTTTATTAGTCTTTGGAGCATCAAAAAGAATATCCGTCTGTGAGAGTTCTAAAGCAGCGCCAGACTCCAAGTAATCAAATATTAAATCTTCATGATTCAAGATGTATGTTCTTGAATTTGCTTTGTATCGAATGTACTCGTTAACACTTGCAAGTCCCGCAACTGTGCTTGTCTCTACAAGATCATAATTTATTTTTGTATTTTTTAATAAATAGGATCCTGGAGAAAGTGTAGTATTCACAGTGCTCAGATTTGCACTTAAGAAGTAGAAGTCTTGCCTTGGATCTGATAGTGAATAAGAGTACTCCACTGAATTGGTGTCCATTGCGCTTACGGTAAGAGTTCTACTTGGATCTCCTCCTAAAAGGTTTATGGCCTTTTGTTTTGTCTTATCAGGGACATGGAAAGCATGATCTATTTCAGACTCACAGAATAAGCGGATTGATTGATCTCCTTTTTTGATGTCTATAAAATCACCATCTCTAATAGGAACGGTTCTAGACCCCAGAGCAAACGTATTCGTATCTTGAATATAATACTTTTTAAGAACTCCTGCTTGATTTTTAATTTCAATATGCTTATCAATATCAGTAGAAAAAACTTTCCAATTCGATAAGATATTCTGCATTTTACTTTCAGTCTTTGCAGCGTCTAAAGACATATAAGTGGACTCAATCAAGGCCAGCGCAGCAGTCTCGTTCACTACACGATTAGAACTTTTAACAATTTCTAAAGGATTTCGCTTTCTACTATTGTTAGCTAAGTCTTGGAGGGTTCTAATTTTAAGTTTGTTAATCGTTCCATCTAAAATTCTAGTGCCCACTATCTTGTAAATTTCTCTATCAGTTAGTGGTGTGCCATCAACATTCCTAATACTGCGGAAGAGATCCAAAACAGTGGGGCTGAGGCTTGCAATAACCGAACGAGCAGTAACCCCATTGGCTCTTCGACTATCCCAGTTTGCTGCTTGCTTATTATTTTTTAGAACATATAAAATATTCTCATCAATTTTCTCTCCAAAGATTTGATAGCCCGTGGTATTTGGAACCATTTCAAAACTTAACGGGTTTGTCATGATTGCAATATCGTTGTCAACAAATCCCGTAGGTTTTTTCTTTAATACATCAGCAATAATAGATCCATCATTTAAATCAAGCTTTCGACTAGTTCTTGCTTTCTGAGTAATAGATTTTGATCTACCAGAGCGTTTTAGTAATGCTGTACCTGCTTTAATTACATTTTTAACAGTAGAGAAAAGCCCAGGAGGCTCTTGATTAGGAAGCGTTACACCTCCTACGGGATAAGCTGGGTCATTCCCCGCTGTGAAGCCCTCGTCACAAGGACACCATGCTGCACAGATTTCTGACTCACACTCCTCTAGAGAATTAAAGTTCCACTCCTCTATAGAACTTTCTCCTGCTACGCAATATGGTTGTACGCATGTTCCTACGAAGTGGTGGGGATCCGCACCAACAACTACAGTACCCCCTCCTGTTATTTCTCCTGGTTGCAAAATGCCGCCTCCTGTTCTGGGCTCTCTTATTGTGGGGTCACCAACGTCTTCTTCGTCAGCGCAGATCCATCTCCTCCATAAGACAGTAACTGGGCCACAATTTTCATTACAGCCTCCGTTATTACCTTTGCAACCTGTATGATAATCTGGATCAGTAGTGCCATCTTCAGTTATTTCTCTTTGTGGATTATCTTCTTGAGCTTGAACATAATCTTTATATTCATCGCTGTCATCTGTAACTGGTATATTGGACGGAGCATTTCCCATAGGGGGTTGAGGGAAGCATTCTTGATTAAAAACTCTCCCTTCAATCTTCCAGCAACCATCATAAGTAGGACTCAGAGGCCCAAGTGTAGTTGTCACTCGGCACTCACAATTATAAGCTCCTCCCGTAGAGGGACCACCACCTCCTGGCGCTCCAGGTCCTGCGGGTCCAGGTGTTGAAGGACCTGCTGGGCCTCCTGGGCCTCCTCCATCACCGAGCCCCCAAGTTTCTCGCTTGACACCAACAATTACGCACTCGGGACACTCAGGTTCCTCACCTGGTTCTTCATCTCCTGGATGCACACCGCAGGTACAGCTTTCTTGGTTAATCTCACAATCCCCTCCCTGAATATCACCAAACCCTTCAGCGGTCATCTGAGACACAACTTCAGAGGGTTCAATCTCATTCTCTGCCTGTGCGCCTCCACAATCTTGAACTAACGTAACAATTTTTGTTGTAATTCGTCCTCCTGCTAAAGGACTGCCCCACTCAACAACCGAAAGCTCTTCTTCCTTTTCTTTCACATAGCAATCACACGCTGGGGGTGGAGTACCAATATCATCATCGTGTTCAGCTAGTCCATCATCGTAACTAGCGTCTACACCTCCAGTCTCCTCTTCCTCATCGTCATTTCCTGGACCAAATCCAGGGGCAAACGTGTTACAACCGAAGGTTACATTGTTTTGAGATCTCACCATTAGTTAGGCTTAAGTGCAATAGTCGGGTTAGTTCCATTAAGATTTCCATAGAGATATGGAATATCTGATTGGGGGACTCCCTGAAGACTCCACATGACCGTGGGGTATGTACACTTGCCTACTCTTGGATTTCCAACGTAGCCTAATCCTAAATCAGAGCTAACAGGATTGGTATTTGAGTAAAGTAAATCAGAAACAGGAACAACAAAGCCACTAAATCGCTCGCCTCCTCGCTCCGATACGTTTAACGTATTCGTTGTTTTCTTCTTTTTACCGCCACTTGTAAATGTGAGTGAGTGCGGAGCAGGGAAACGTGGGGACTCTGTGCCTGATCTAGAATTTAAATCATCAGCAATAAATGCAACATAAATTGTAAACTCGTCAAAGCCCTTCTCCACCCAATGACCGAAGTAACTACCACCCTGCGCCTGTGTCCCACCACCAGCCTGAAAGCCCTGGCTATTCTGAGGAAGACAGTTAATTAGATCAATAGATACTTTATAGTCTGCCAACCAAGGTGTGGAAGACCTATTAAATTTAATTTTCTTAGCGATGTAATGGAATCCTACTCGGGACTGAGCCATGTCGCCAGTCTCCGCATTGCGGAAGTTTTGAAGTCTTGCGGGAGTACCCCCACCTTCTGTCGTTCCATCGTCGTTAACCAACTGACTGTAACTTCCAGCAACAATCGTCGGATCGTCGGAGCTATTAGTGCCAAAGAAAGTGTTGATATAATCATTAGGATAAGATCCTTTTGATGTAATGTCCTGTTCAGTACACCATTGTGACAAGTCCCAATCAGGATAAGAAGGAATACTTATCTGCGCTGCATTACTTCCAAAGCCATACTTACCAATGATATATTGCTTGATAACTTGTACGGAGTCGTTAGTATCATCGTCATCTTGTCCGAATACCGATTGATAGTAATCGAACAACGCTCCTTCAGGTCCAAAGTTCCAACCGCCAAAGACATATCCAGTCGCCAATACGTTCATGCTATCTTGTGGAGTTCCAGTATCGCCTCCTCCTTCGGTAACATAAGTATTGTTAGTAGTTGAACCTGCTCTTAGAAGCTCTTCATAGATTTTTTTAATCTCAAGATCTAACTGCGCTTTTCCAACAGCGGGATTAGCGAGGGAAAGCTGCGGGAATGCAGCAGAAATACCCGCTCGTTCATTGTAAGCTAATTCAGCAGTCCTAAACAAAGGTCTAATATCAATAACATCGCTGGACAGAACCACATTCGTGCTTTGCTGAACCCAAACATAGGCCACAGGCAGGATAGACTGACCAATTAATTCATAAGCCTCGCTCTCTAGTTTCTCAGAAATAAGAGGTGCTAAGTTTAAGATATCATCAGGAGCAGGGAAACTACCTCGAACATCAAAAGTGATATCATTACCAGACGCTGCCGTGAATCCCATATTTGTGTTACTCTGGTCTCCAGGAGAGGCAAGAATCTTGTGATCTTCTCCTGTGTTTTGCATGTAACTACGTTGAATATCAGCAGTAGGCTGAAAATTAGCTTTAATACCAGCACCACGGATGATGCCAAGTTGAGGTTTTGTAATAACCCTCTTTCCTGTGCTTTTTAAAATTGTTACTCCGCTTGCATCAACAGGCTTACTGTAAATAAACACTAGGTCAATACGGCTCTGTACTCCCTCGACTGGGGTAGCTTGGCCTTGTGCATTGATGTATTCAAAATCCGAAGGATCAAAAGCGGGAACTTCAATATTTAATTCATCATCTACATCGACAATAGCTAATCGAGAAACGCCTCGCCACTTTTTGATAAAGTAACTTTCTGTTCGTGGGAATTTAGCAAAGCCACTATTGGGATTAGTTGTTTCGTAGGTAGGCAAGACGTATGCGTCTGAACCTGAATTAAGTGCCTTGGCCCACACTAGTGCCTGTGAAATAACAAAAGGAACATTATGCGCTCCTCCTCCTAAAGTGTTCAGACTCGGGCTTCCATAGGACAGAGCGCCATCCGTAGAGTTTACAACCACTGCTCCATCCCCATCGACGGGTGTATCAATATTAACAACAGGCCAAGTGAATGCTCGCTCAACAAGACCCGTCATACCTAGGGCATCTTGAGACAAGGTGCTTTTAAATTGTTCTAAAGCAGCAGAGAGAAGTGCATTAGCTCCCCCTGGGAAATTACCAGCATTAGGTGTAGCAGTCTGCCATGCATCTACATCACCTAGAGTGTCTCCCATGACCTTCAATAAATAAGCTAAGGGAGCTTTTGAGGTTGCATCATTGATTCTCGCAGTATACCGTCCAGGCTTGACGCGAACTACCCTATCTGCTCCGTTGGCGTAAGGTCTTAACTCATCAAGATCTCCGCGTTTTACATTACGAATCTTGTCAGCGTCTCTTCTGAGTTGGTCCTTTAGCCATAAGCAATTCTGTTGTAACTGCTTTAGTGGAATATTATCCACTTCAAAGTAGTAAGGATCATTTGCTTTAAAGAATCGAATAGGGTCAATAAAGCGGTAAGTGCTATCGAAATGTATATTTTCACTCATTAGTTTTCTCTCTTAAGATCAAAGATATTAGCTGATTCGAAGCCTATTGTACCAGACAAATGCCCAATATACGACTCGGACCCTGGTGTATTGTTACTTCGTGACCTATACAGTGTAACCTTCTTGGGTCTTCCTGACGATCCCAGACTTGCATTCTGAGCATTAGCAAACGTAAACCCTGCGGATTCATCAAACATACATTGGGTTGGGTTCTCGTCAACCATCTCCTTACAATAATAGAAGCCTGAAGTCTCCATTCGTGTAGGAATTCTTAATGTGCCAAAGCCGAGAGGGGCGTGGCTTAGTTTTAGCAGGTCAGGGTACGCACCACTTACGCTGTCCCCAGCAACACCAGGCCCTTCGGTTATTGCAGATAAAGCAGCAGAGCAGTTATATCCCTGAGCAAAAGTCTGATACGCGGGTCCCACTGCTCCTGGGAAGTTTCCATTAAAGAAGTTGTCATCCTCAGGGTTGTAATGTGGGAATGCCCCTTTATACCATCCACTTAGATCATTTTGCAAAAATTTTGCGTCAGACTTAGGCGACCAATAAATTCTAAAACATCCTGTGTTATTATAAACATGTTCAGTTGCACCATAACGGAATACATCCTGACCACTTACGTTTATACCAGCTTGGGCTAATAAAGATGCCTCAACTGCTGTCATCTCTTCAGTGTCTAGGGGGAACATACGGCTATCGTATGGATTATTAAACGAGCCTCCTGATGGAATCATCCACACACTACTTCCCGCTCCGAAGGTATCATGAACACTCAATGCTCCCGTTTGAGGAGTAAAAGCAGGAGCGCCAGAAGCAATAGTTCCGTACCCAGCATTCTGCGGCTTGGTTAAATCACCTTCGATTGAAGCAGAGGCATACAGCGCACTAGGTCCGTGCCAATCAACTTCAAAAGGCCACTGACCCTTCACGGAAAGATAGGAGGCATTAAAGCGAGAAGTATCGGCTATGTTCCAAATTCCAAAGCGTTCACACGGGGTTGCGCTGGTGCTGTAGTAATGTCCGTCTAATGGAGAATTATTTGTTCCGATGGGGAAGTGGACATTGACTGCGTTAACTACGCTATCCTCAGTGGCTCGAACACACACGCCACCCTGCGTAATAAATTGCCTTCCGTTTGCGGCTGTATAGTTGGGACCTGAGCCAAACGGGTCATCGTTAATTAAACAAGTATTAACGATTGTTGTGTTTGTGAAGACAGGAAAATCAGCAATTGTGAAATCTAAACCACCAGCATTTTCCAAGTCAGCCAAGAAGAAGTCTCCAATCGCACTGGTATCTTGCGGATTGGGGAAAAATTGCATAGATCCAGACATGGTAAGCCCACTCGTAGCTGTTGCCCCTGTGTGGTAATCTGTCCCTGCATCAAGCATTGCTCTACCCTTCGCAGAGCGGCCCCAGTTGATTGAGTAATCACCAAGGTCTTGCATGTTAATTGTAGAGTTTTTATTTGCGACCAAGCAAGCTCGCGTAGCATGTAATTCAACAGAAGTGTGATTTGCTTGTTGATTTAAATTAAACGCTGAAGCTTCCAAGCCCCAAGAGTCTCGGATGCGTGGAGGTTGAATGTTAATAGTAGAATTGTTTTCCGCTAAAACATCTACACCGAATTGAGCAACTGCTGTAGGCCCATGAAGATTAATCTCTGAGGAGTTTTCAGCACAGAGTCCAGCAGTATAGTGCTGATAGGTGTACCCTTTCGGTCCCCAGATAAAGTTGCAACCGCTGCCTGTCCCGAATAGGCTGGCAACAGAATTATTACTTGCCTTGACTGCAAGTCCATAGCCTGGGACATTTGCGATTGAGTCTGCTTGTGCTCTGGTGTGGATAAAGGGGTGAACTAAGTTTAAGACTGAGTTGTTATTTACAGACAGGGCGGGAAGCATAGCTCTATTTCCCTCATACCATTTAATAACACCATGACATGCACTAAACGACATGTTTCCATAGGTGGTTGGAATAGAATTTTTTCTGGCAAAGACAAAGGCACTCTCATCTTGTAAGTCTAAGTGCTGCCCGTTAGCAACAAAATCAACCTGATACCTAGCTTCTTGCCCCACATTTATGGGGTTTGTTACTGAGTCGAACAGGAAGGTAGAGTTTTTAGATCTAATTGCTTGTTGTTCCTGCCTGTCAAGACACAAGTTTTCATAGGTTACTTCTGATGTGTCGGCTTGAATCCCTTTATCATTTCCATAAATATCAAGAAGCCCCTTAACATCCACTTGTGAATTATTAAGGATCATTCCATATCCAGTATTTTGTTCCGAGAACGTAATGCCTCCTGTGTTTTCGCTGTTGCTAAACAGTCGAGAGAAACCACCATGAAGTTTTGAGTTGTCTAGCTGCCATCCTGTGTAATTTCGGGAGGCTCCCATGATAACGTCCATACCTGATGCTTGGAAGTCTCCTGCCATCGGGTCTGCGGTGCGGTAATTCTCTTGAGCAGTCGTTCCTGAAACCAACGCACTCATGGACACATCACTGTTAATTGCATGGAATCCAATCCCTGTTTGAGCTTTTCGAAGTTCGTTTGTTGTGAGCGAGTAGTTTCTATAAGAGAAAGCAGACCTAGAAAGAGTTACTTTTGAATTATTAAATTTAAATCCTGCTTCTCTACACCTAGCGGCAGAGCAGTTTTCTAGCACAACTTCAGAATTTAGAACATCAAAACCGAAATCTTCCCCTCCGTCAGGCACAGACTTTCCATTCACACAAAAGTTTCTAATGTAGATAGGACCATCACAGTTTTTAACGCTGGCCTTTGTCAGGTAGTTTAAGTAAATGTTTCCACCCGCACTAACGCCTGTTCCTGTTCCAATCGCTGCTCGTTTTAGCGCGGCTCCTGTGGCTTGATTTAAAGAAGATGCATCAGTTGTCCCCAACGTGCTATCCTCTGCTAGATCTGCAACATTTTCATAAGGATCGAGTCTAAATTTACTTACTCCATGAGTAACATTACTTTCTCTTAAGAAAGTAGATTGATCTAAAGCAACACTTAATGGTGCTTGTCTCAGCGTAAGCTTAGGATACAAGAAAGAGTTTACGGAACTAAGTTTGATATCTCCTGCGCTACTTAGTACAGTAGATGATACGTTAACTCCTGAAGTTACAACATTAAAGTTAATACTAGAGAACAATGTAGCACTCACATCTGGAGAAAAGATGTCTTTAATTAGGGGTGCATACCCATTCCTAATTGTATTTGGTGTAACCACTGCATCTACATTAGAAGAACAAGTATAAACTTTAGTAAATGCTCTATTAATAATCTCAATTGAGCCACCTTCCTCAATTCGGAAATTATGTAGCTCCAAGTCTCCCATATCTCCATTGTTACACACTTCAACTAGCACAGGGAACCTAACAACTTTAGGAATTGCGGCTATGGCTGCGCTAAGAGAGGTAAAGATGGTGGTGTTTGCTGCTAAGTAATCAGCACCAGCGTGAGCAGACACCGTTAAAGAAAGCCCTGGAACACCTGCTGAAGTAGTAAATCCTTGCTGCTCCCATAGCTCGTAAGTCCTTTCCTCTAGGTCATATAAGGGAAGGTTATCTTGCTCCCAGTTGTAGAAAGAACTTGTGTCGTACTTGGAGACATAAGGAGTCCATGCGTTGTGAAGCATGACGCTTCCGCTACTTGTATAAATATCTGCTCTTGAAAATACCATTAGAAATTAAGTGTCCATCTAAATATTAAACTAAAATCACTAGTTTTAATTATATCGCTAAAGGTGCGATAGGCTACAAGTATTGATGCATTCGTAGCAGCCGCTGTAGGGTTCTTCATAAACAAACCGATCTCATTTAGTGCCCCTGCATTGCCTGGGCCTACTCTCGTTATGCTATTAGCTGCTTCTTCGTCAACCACTAAGGTATACCGAACGGATGCATTCCCGATTCGTGTTCGTTTGTTTGCTGGGATTAGTGCGAAGAAATTATCGCCTGTGTTTACAATGTCATTTCGAATTTGATTACAATCTTCAATGTACAAGTTGCTTCCCGCTCCATATTCCTCAAGACTGGCTAACGGGCCAGACAGTTGATAAGTGCTGCTTACTTCTAAGTGGTCAGTAGGGACACCATCAAATCGACCTGAAACTCCTAATTGAAATCTATCAATTTGAAAATCGGTAATGGTATCACTTCCTGAAGCTGAGTACAGGTAGGAAAGACCTACACCCATACCTGAGACAATAATATTGTGGTCATCAAAAACAAGCTCTTCTGTTCCATCCGCAAATTTCTTATGGATAGATAAGTGACCTGTCATTCCTAAATCATCTACAAATTTTTTCATATGAAGTGTATTCTCCACTTAAGCAATAAATGCGTATAGTTCTCGAATCCTTTATCGGATCCGTTATCATTAATGAAACACAGGTTTTTGCTTAATCCTTTTCGAGCAAAAAGTTTATATTTCCTAGGGTTATTTAGTACACTGAACGCAAAAGGAGGAGTATTTCCATTTTGAAGAGACTTCTCAACATCAATAGTCCAAAGACCTAAATGATATATACCACCATACATGTTAACAGTGGTCATGTCGCCTGGAGCCAAGATAACAGAATACTCCACAACTCCTGAATTTCCAACGTCTGCACCTCCTGATATCGTCAGCCCACTAAAAGGTGAACTCATTTGATAAATATAAGGTGAATGGTGCGGCGATCCTGACATGGTAGTCGTAACAAAACCCGAAACATCCATCGAACTTGCAGAGTTAAATACTCCGTAAGTATCGTTTTGAACTGCTTTCTGAGTGGCAAAAGGATATCTAATTTGCACTCTTGTCGCGTGAAGGTTAGGTTCTATGTCTGCGATCCCACTGCCCTCTGGAAAAGCTCCTAGGGCTGCCTGTGCTAAAGCCATTGACGAGGTGTGAGAGAACTGAGTAGGAGCCATCATGGCGCTCGCAATAGCAGAGGGCAAGAAGTTAACGTGCTGACCGTTTCCTGGAAATACAGCACTCACAGGAAGTGTTACGCCTGAACCAGTAAAAGATCCTGATACATTGGTATCTAATTCTAAAACGCTCATCTCAGGGTTTGGAGCGGAAGGTAGCCCAGCATCTGGTCGAACGGAATACCCTAGGTTTTCCGCATCCCACTCGGCAATAACCTGTGCCCCCGCAATCTGATAATTAACATCATTCGTAATAAAATCAATCTTTTCAGGGCTTAGAGTGTGAGCGTTTGATTTAAAGCCTTGTGAGCCTGTTCCAAAAGATATCGCTTGGATGGTGTAATTAGAAGCATCCAGAATACCAGAAGCAGTAGGGATTTCAGCGTATGAGGGGGATACAGTCATCAAGTCTGCGATAGTAGACCCTGCTCCATTAACGAGCATATTGTCTTCTTTGAAGACTAACTCATCACCATCCCAAACTTCTACTTCACCTCTCATTTAATTATCTAGCTCCACTCGTTCATAGTTATTGAAATCAGCTTGCGTATTTGCTTTATTAGTTGCTCCCCAGGAAGGATTAACTCTGTAATTCAGCCTACTACCACCACTTACTTCCAGCGTTGTTGCTGTTAGCGTAGCATCTCTAGATGCTAAAACAGTTGAGTACAGTCCAACAGACTGCTGACCCGCTAATCCATTATAGAACTTTAAAACCTCTCGAACATTATCTAATGTTAGATAGTGTAGATCTTCTTTTACAAATCTTCTTAGCGGAACTCCACTAGTCTCGACTCCACGCCCTAATTTAAATGCAGCATTATCTCTCTGAGTAACATCTTGAAGCTGAATTTCTTCCAAGAGCATGTACTTATCAATAGTGTTAGGCATAAAGAATACTTCAACAATATAGTTTGTTATATCTGTATTTACTTGATTAGTAAATTTATACTGTTCTTCCTTAACTGGGATGATGTCTAGGTATTCTGAGTTATTATTTATTGTAAAGTTTCTAGTATCGAAATCTAAATTATAGGTTTCAAAGTAGCTGCCTCGAATGTTATCTAAGCTTAAGTCGTTAATTTCAGAAACGTCTGACCCTGAGGTTGCAATGAGACAACAATCTTTCTCCTGAAGAGGGTTCTTTGAAGCAAAGGTATACCTATTAGATAACTGATATTTTACGGCATCAATTGATAAATCAGATTCTTGAGTGGTAATCCACCTTCCATTAACCCAAGACCATATGATACCTGCGGTGGGCTTCGTGTGAATCCATACGCCCATCTCTCCCCCACCTAACATGTGATCATGTTCATCTGCAACTAAAGCACTAATTTTTAGATTAAATTTGTGGTTTTTAATCAAGCGATTAGGTCTAGGACCATAAGAGGAGAGATCAAATCTTAGCCTTGGTAACCCACCTAAAGACTTACATTTAATTACGGTATTACCTATTAAACGATTATCAGAAACTAGTTTTGCTTGAGACTCGGCTAAACGGAAAACTCTAAACTCATTTCTTGCAGGGGATCCTGATATATCCGTAAATTCAATACCACTAAGCAAGTATGGGTTTCTCCAGTTTACATTTCCAGGGTTGCCCTGTACGAATGTACCAGATATAGGCACAACAGCTTCTCCTGCGGTGCTGGCAGCATAGGTTCCGTAGTATGCATCAGTTGCCTCTTGGCTCCAGACATTTGCTGCGTTAATGCTACTAGCAGTTGCAAAGCTACTTGCAACCACCCCTGCGGCTCCAGATCCATCTACAGAGAAGTTGCAATTAAATAGCCCACTTCCTGCAATTTGTGCAAAGATGTTTCCACCAGTCTCCAAAAGCTGTCGCGCACCTAGGGGCTGGTCTGGGAAATACTTTTGAAAGTCTCTATATGTTTCTTGAATACCTCGACCAAACCCAAAGTTGAGATAGTCTTCATATGAGTTTATGTATGCTCCATTCTCAATGGAAGCATTAGCAACACTTTGAACATTATCTTTCCAGTAATCATTATAATCATACACTGCGGGATTGTTTTCAATCTCAGTTACAGCGTCTGCTTTTGCTTTACTCTCAAAGTAATCATGCATGGGCATGTAGATTAATGGCAATTGCCCTCTATCGACATAGCGCGGGACTTCATCGTCTTCTTCAGGCATCTTAACATTGGATCCTAGGGAACTCAATCCTCTAAATGAGAAGGTCGATGCTGTAGCAATTCCTGAGAAGGACCGAGAAGATTCAAGACCCTCACACTCATGCCACACACCTGTTACACATAGAGGGTCCGCAACAGGGTGGAACTTCCCCGCAGACGCAACGTAGCCCAACGTAAGCATACCTAAGGAAGAAGCCATAGATCCCTCCAAAGTGGAGGCATCGTAGTTTATAGGGCCATTGAAGCCCGTCCTGTCGTAATAGCCTTCGTTGGGTAGGACGTACCTGAAGTTTCTGCGTCTAATGGCCCTTCTGGCGACTGAAGGCTCATCAATGACTGCTGCCACGCCTGAAAGAAGAAGATCGTCTATGTTGTCAACAGCACTGCGTTTAAATGTGTTCGAGCTATCTCTTCCACCGCTAGAATCTAAATTGCTATCTCCTCCACCAAGAGCAAACCCCATAGTAGTTCCACTAGATTCAAAGTTTCCAAGAACCGATGCTGAAGTGTAGGAAGCTCTAGTGTTGTCTTGATCTAATGCATAAAAATCAAAGGATGTATTAGAAGCGTCCCAGTAATCATTTGCGCTTCCCGTAAGGTTAACACGCATAATCGCATGAGCAGGACTGTACTCTCTGGATACCCTAGCCGCTTCGTAGAGTGCCCATTTTCCATCTCCCTCCATCGTTGTTTTGGAAAAATCAAAATCACTATCAACAAAGTTAACAAAGATATGAGAGGACTTTCCGTTCCACAACCCTAATAGATTTTTTTCATAATCCGAGATACTCAGCATCACTCTATTGAAATTGGGAGGAGTCTGCACAGAGGAGAACAGCATTAGGAACTCATTTAGAGAACCCAGATCAGTATCAGAAGTTACAGCACCTGATAGGATATGGTCTCCAACCTCATCTGCAAACTCAGGTCTAACTTGGAAGCATTTTAATTTTTCAACTAGTAACTCTACTAGATCCGCAGTTACAGTGCAGTCACGATAGTACTTTACTTCTTCAAACGGAGGAATCGGGAAGTTGTGCTTTAGGCGATAAGAGTATACGGCTTCCATGTCTCCTGTTGCGGAAAGATAAACAGGTCTGCCGTCCAGGGGGTGAGATTCCCCTGCCATGTATACGCCAGAGCCAAGAGGACCAAAGCATTCTGCGGCATCGAATCTACCTTCTTCATTATTTACATACGCATTGTATTCTAATTCAGAAAAGTACCCCTCTCCTCTTGGGTGCATATGGAATGGGAGCATGTCGGGATCACCAATGATCGTATACACCTCGTCTGTATCCCCGTTCTCATCAATGATAAGCATTCTTGGGGTGTTCCATCGCTCTCCATGAAATATAAAGTTTTTGGGAAAAGCTTTGTATAAACTAAGAAGAATGTCATCGGTAACTATTTTTAAGTTTTCTTCCAGGCTGCTTGGGCTGTAATGCTGGACGCAAGACTCTTGTGCGAGTTGGTGGGTCCAAGTGGTTAAATCTCTGAACAAAGGAGACTCTGTTCCAAGTGCGTACCAGATTAAATGTGGAATGTAGGACTCCCATAAGTCCTCAACTTTTCCAGATAGGTCAAGTACAGAATCAATAATAAGTGCATTTATTGAGGTCTGTATTGCGTCAATGGTTCCTGATTTTTTATATAAATCAATAGCCATTCGCAACTGCTGTCTCCACTTAGAAGCGGAACCCCCTCGTAGTTTAAAGCCAATCAAGTCTGCGATATACGTTAATTGATCATCATTGGCATTTTCAATATCATAAATTAATCCAATCTCTTCGATCTGATCAGTGACATCAGCCATCTGATATCCGAGCATTGTATTAAATTTTTGTAAAGGACCTTTTGATACAGCATCAGAAAGTAATAAAGAAGCGTCAATGTACCCCTGGAATGCGTCTTTTACTTTTGTGTCCTGCTCATCCAGGTAGAGTGGAGAATATGCAACATCAACCAGAGTTTTATATTTATCCAGGCGTTGTATTCCACTAGTGTATGTAGGAATAACTCCTGCACTAGGCTCTGTAACGGCATCTGCTGTTCCTGAGACGTACTCCGAAGGGATGAGATTCAACCCAGAAAATAACGAACAGGTTCCATAGTTTCTCCACACATACTCAGAGAATCCCTTGACACCATCCACCGTTTCCAAAGTATTTCCTAAGTATAAAGTGTTCAGAGAACTTAAAACAAAGGAAGAAGGAGAGTAGTCTAAATCACCATCACCTGACGTATTAAGGAAGTAAAACCAACCTAAAGCGTCAGTCAGGTAATTATGAACACTGCTAGGCTCAACACTGTTTGTTAGAGAAGAGAGCGCAGTTATGTTAGTATCTATGTTGCCAGCAGGTTTCGAGGTGCTGGCTGGGATCATCATAGGAAGTAGCGTCCCAGATAGATAGCTATTAAACTCTGCGCTAGTGTCGTAATTAGCAAGAGTGGTATTTAACGGCAGCAGAATTTTACTTTCAAAAGTAAATGGGTTGATATTTGTAAGCTTGTTTTGTTTAACAAAGTATTGGCTTATTCCCGATATGTTACCCAGACTTGAGGTTTGAGTGTTCGCAACTCCTGACAAAGAAAGCACTTGGCTAATGTTATCAGCAGCGTTGATGTGACCATTAATGATATCAGATAATGGATTGGTCTCCGTCCCGCTAAGGGTGCGGTCCTCTGTCTTGTAGACCTCAGGGGTTATGAGTTCTAAAATCTCAAAAAAGTTACTTTTCGCGTACTTTCTTGGATTGGGAGTAAATCTGCTGTCAGCCATTAGTCAATTAACGCTACATTTATAGTTAAATTATTAAGTTGAATAATTTCATTAAAATCAATTCGAACATCTTGTCCAACATTATCAACCGTGGACCACCTAACTTCATCCACTTCGAAGATCTTTCTATTTAGCTCTGCTATAATAAGATCTTCTCCAAAGTCTCTGTTGTCAACATTCATATAATTTAAAATATTATTTCTAACCATTGTGATAATTTTATCTCTGTTACCTTCCTCTTCTCTGTCAATATGAATAGTGGTCGTAAGGTCTAAAGTTCTAATCAAACCATCTACAATAACAACATCATCAGTAGCCATCTTCTTTGGATTGATAGCGTCTAACAACTGTGTTTTAAAGTTAGTAGTTGCTCTTTGCAGTTGAATGTCAGATGCTTTTTCTAAAACATAAATATCAATTGTATTGGCTGATGAGTATGCGTTTCTGGTTGCTGCGGTGGCTTTACCTACTGTGCCAAAGGTTCCAATGAATGTGTTAGCAAAAACCGAATAGTCTTCTAATGTAACTAAACGATCTTGTCTTCTAAAGGTCAAAGGCGCATACTTCTTTGCATGTTCAATAGTTTCTGCGTTCTGCCCACCAGTTCCTTTAGAGATGTTGGTTAGTGTACCATTATAAGTTGTGGCTCCCAAGGAGGCTGTGACTCCAGTATTGACAGCATCTTTTAAAATATTTCCACGACTGCCGCCTCCAACACGATATTGAACCACATAGTTCGCAGTATCGTCTGGTGAGATTCCAGCATCCCCATCCCCGAAGACTACAGTACCAACAAAGTCTTCATCATAAACCATTTCAAACACACGGTCTGTGGCTCCTGAAGCAAAGTAAACATTGTCTACCTCTCTGTATGCTCCATTAGCGGCAAGAGTAGGGGAGTTAACATACACTTGAACACTACCATCAATGACGGGTCCTTGAGTTAATTTAATACTCTTGATCGCTTCAGTGGATGCAAAGTCTCCAGTGTCCGTAACTAAGGCTCCCTCTTGTAACACTAAGTTATCAAAGACATTTTTATTAGCACCCTTTCCTTCAGAGGCAGTTGTTAGAACAAGATTACCAGTCGAATTTGCGATGTCAGCGAGGCCATTTACCACTTTGTAGAGAGTAAAGGTTACTGCCCCACCGTCCTCTGGTGAAGTTGTGTCAATAGTTCTTTGGTTGGGGGCAAACGTAACCGTTGCAGGTGCTCCTGCTAATTCCCAAGAAAAAGTAACCTGTCCGTCTGCGGCTGCGGAGAGAGGTCCTCTTAATCTTACTCCTACCAGTTCTAACAATTTTTTAACACTTGGTCTTTGCGTTGCGGTTGCTAAAAAGTTTTCATTAGCAAGCATGTCTGCTTTCATAGACATCACTGATCCCATATAAGAAACTAGTTCAATAAACATCATTCCTAAGTCGGATTCAACAAAGTACTGATACTCATTAGGATACACTGCCTTTGCATATTCAATTAATGAATTTCTTAGAGATAGAAAGTCCGTTGCTGCGAAATTGACCAAAGTGGGTCGTTTAGCTTCGGGGATGTTTGCCAACTTCATAAAATCTGAAGCGATTGTTCCTGAAAATGTCATGATAATGTTACCTCTACTTCAAAAACTTGTAGGTCATCGCTGTTCAATTCTAAATCTAAAGCAACCTTCAGGCTGTTTCCTCCTGAAGGACCTATCTCACCTAGAGGGATAACTTTTATCTTCACAATCCTAGCTCCAACAATGAAGCGGTCAAAGGATGTTTGTATCTCTCTTTTTATGTTTTCAAATGTGATCTCGTCTAAGGGCTGAAAAAGATATTTCCTAAGGTTGCATCCGTAGCTGGGAATCATCACCCTCTCCCCTCGCTCAATCCTAAGCAACTGGGAAACGGACTGTTTGATCATTGTAACCCCTGTGTTCTTAGCAAAAAATCCTCCTAAGGTTTTTTTAGACCCTAGTGGAAATTGCAGACCTTGTACAAGTCTGCGCTTGCTGGTTGGGTTCTCCTGCATATAGCGAGGCACAACTTGACCATATACGTTTACTGTTTGATTTGCAGCCATTATATCCTAATATTTTTGAAAAAGCCTTGTTGAGCTTTATAATTTTGAAGAACTTCTAGGTTATTTAGTGGCCTAGAGTAAAACTTTAAGCTTCCTACATGTCCACGCAAGCCACTAACAAGCCCACCACGGAATCCACCTCCTAAGAAGTTACCATGCTCATACATTCCATCCGTGTAACCACCTCCCACAATCCATGGAGTGTAGAAAGGATTTAACAGGGGGCCTGTTTTCAAGGACTGCGGACCATCAACAGTCGTAGAGGAATACTCAAAGCTATTTTCTTTCCTAAATGAAGGTAGTTGAGGTGCATCTTTTTTATCTACTCCAAATACGCTGGTGACAGCGGAAGTGGCGACCAAGTTTCCATCCGCATAGAATTTAACTTCATCTTTGCCAGGATCAACCGTAACGTCAACAAGAACAAACTGAGAAGACACATTTCCAAAGTCGGTTGCTGATAGGTCCACCTTCATGTTGTAGTATGTGGGGTAATCAGCGCAGTCATCATCGTTAATAAAGGATGCAGAGGAGGAATCACGCGACTGAGTTGGAGCAATAAAGAAGCTTAACGAGGACGCTGGGTCATTGTCAGAGTTTTCATTACTAAATCCTGATAGTCCCAGAGGCGTTCCCGCTTCGGTGATTCGCCTATCTCTAGTGAACCCGCAAAGCATCCCTCGAACAAACTGCTCGCCTCGATCATTATATAAGTAATCTAAATCTGTCTCGCCTTCACCTGGAGATCTTCTACATCCTGATGCATGACCAACATTTTCGCTTCCTAAAAGAACTTTGGTTAACGAGGAGGTTGTGGCACTCATCCATCCCACTGCTGCGTCCATAATATTGGGAACATGGACCCAGCATTCCATACTAAATCCACTTGGGGAATAAGTTAGATCTCTGAACTCTGGCGTATCGGGTAGTTTAAAGTAGGACCCTAAAGCTGAGGCTGTTGTAGGTGATGAGCTTTTGTTTTTTACAATCCCCTCTAGATAAGGAATAGCTAACCCTGAGGCAAAAACTGTTCGCTTAGATGGGCCTACTAACTGACCATTGTTATACATGTTAGTGGTAGCACAGTTTGTTGTTTTAAAATCCATTGACGAGGGCAGAACCAACTTCGTTTCTAAAAAGTTGTAAATAGCAAAAAGACCGTCCGATTCAATTTGGTCTGTTAAAGAAAGAACGGTCCCTGCATTAGTGCTTGAAGGAGAATATAGGATACTTCCTTTTCCAATAGTGGGCACGTTTAGGTGATCAATTTTCATTGAGTCAGGCGTTGGTCTAGACACTGCAAATCGAGGCTCTAACGGAAGTACTACCCCAGCAACCTCTGCTTGTTCGAAGATAAGCTCTCGTTGTTTTTCTACATCTATTGATAAATTATACTCTTCTAAGTATGCAAAATCATTAACTGGGGTTTCTCCTGGAGGGAATTGCGGCTCATCACTATCGGAGTATATTTGAGGAATTTTAACTGAGATTTCAATCTGTTTCTTACGTCTATTGATTTTACTGTTATGATTTGCAATATCTGTAATAATTAGCTGGCGTTGGTTTTTTACGATTGAAGAATCTTCACCATACTCTTGAATATATCGAGTAAGATCTCCCGATAAATCATAAACATTCTTGTCTCGTTGCTGCATTACAACTGACAGGAAATGATCCTCATCATAGAAGTACTTCATTCCCAGGCTGTCATCAATCCTACTAGGGTCAAAGACATTATCAGTATACGCTTTTAGAGATGCGATAGAAATAGCATCTCCTTTTCCTCCTAAGTTAGGATCATAATCGTACTTCCACTTTTCCCCTACTGGGACAACACCAGAGATAGCGAGATATACAGGGTCTAAACCACCTGATCTTGAATCGTAATACAGGCCATCGTTTGTTAAGACATACTGCCCTAACTCGCTGATCGGAGGTCCGTAGCTCAATCGGAAGATGTCTTCTTCGTCTGCTCCTTCTTCAGGATCAAGCAAGGGGACACGCTCAAAGTTTGTCTGGTCTAGGAAGGGGTCAAGCTCAGAACTATCTAAAAGGAGAGGCTCTAGCGAGGGGTCTGCTTCTCTTGACTGTAAAATGCTATTAATAGCTTGTATTTGATCATCGCATTTTTTCATGTAGTCCATAGTGCTTTTTAACTTAGCCTTCTGTCCTGCATATTCTTGTTCAAAAAGGAGTTCTGCTTCTTCAGGTGGCAGTGTACCTTTTTGGTTTGCAGAATTTCCTGATTGATATTTTTGAAGCTCATTAAACTTATCTAAGCACTCTGTTATTTCTTCTACTTGATCTATGATCCCTTGAACATTTTGATAAATCTGAGCGCCGTAAGATGCGGCAAACTGAAAGGCTCCCAATAGTCCTCCGAGATTGGACTGCTCTTGGTTGTTATCGTTGTCCTGCCCATCCCAGCCTGTACGAGATTTAAATTTAATCATACCCTCTTCGGTATCCCATTCAATGATTCCAGTGTCCAATGATAGTTTTTGGAAAACCTGTTTCATGTGGTTATTTGCTTTAGACTTTCCTGCTTCGATCTGGCTGCTAATGTTACTGAGAATACTACTAGGCAGTAAAGCCATGGCTCCTTGAGCTAAATTAAGCATACAGCTAGGAAGGCCGAATGACATACCTAGAGCTTGGAACGCTCCTGTTCCTCCTTGCCCCTGTACTTTTAAAAATGTTTCTAAATCAAATGATGCCATAATAACCTCTTAGTATGTAGTGATTCCCGACAACCCGTAATAACTTTCACTTTCTCCAATACTTGGGTTTGCCTCTGTGGATAAACCACCATTAAGCTGAATCTGTGCGCCGTCAGCATTGATGTTGCCTGAAGCCTTTACGCTGGTAACCCCACCTGACTGCATTGTGATATTACCACCAGCATTGATATCTATGTTGTTACCTGCATTTATGCCAATATTTTCAGCGTCAATATCCACCTTTCCGTTTGTTTTTATTCGAATGGCTCCATCCGCTCCATTTGTTTGTATTTCAATAACCTGATCACTGCCATCAGCATTCAGACATTCGATAAAGATTCGTCCTTTTGCTGCCTTGGTAAAGATATTGACATCTTTGTTTAAGCTTTGAATATTTATATTTCCTGCGTGATTAGGTTCTCCTTCAGG